ACAACGGAATTGATGTTATACGTGAATTTTCTAGACGTGAATACTCCGCGACCGTCATTATATCGTGGCAGGTAATGATAGATGAATAAGCTATCCCCATTGTATGGCTTTATCCACAATTGCTTACGGCTAGGTACATGCCACATTTCACAATCTTTTGTGATGTACTTCAATAGGTAGGAATTGATATTAAGCCCAGTTTCAAACGGTTGTATTTCTGCGTACGTGTTAGTCGGCATGAATGACATAAACCCTTGCTCGCCTAGATAATATGATCTATCGTCGATATTACAAGTTGAACCGCTACAATATCCCGTAGAGGATAGTGGGTATACAGTCAAATTATTATCGTCTGGTGTGCCAACTACTTGATATACACGCCCATATTCCTTATATACGATAATTGCACGCGTTAGGAAATCAACGGCAATAATACTGCCTCGGTCTTTATACCCTACATCAACATATTGGCTGCTTGATGCATCGTTGCTATTATGTGTCCATGATTGATAATCACCAACCGCCGACCAATTCAACCGATGCGAATAAATCGATGAAAGCAACACACGTCCGGAATGACTGGAAACCATTTCACATGAAGGGCTTTCTACTGTAATGAGTTGCCCTGCTCCCGTAATCGCCTGTAGCTTTCCACCACTAGCAATCAGAATATCACCACCGAATGCATGATACATAGGCTTTTGCACACCACTTAATACACCTAATAATTTGTGAGTGCTAAAATCGGTTTCATATAAATTCTTATTCGATGAAAAATACCAACGCTTCCGATACACATCGTAATACAACGTTTCAATGGGCAAGCCGAAATCATACAGTACTCTAACCCCTGGTACTGTACGTAATGCATTATCCGTTCTATCGAATTCGCATTGTCTAGCCTGCGTTAGGGCTTGCATATCAATATTTTCGGGCGGGTTCGACCAATCAAGGCCTAACCGGAAACCGTTTGTTGTTGCTACCTGTTTTACGCCCATTATGTAATACCCCTTGCCACTTTAATTTGTTCCGTGATGTAGTCAATAAAGGTCTTATCATAGGCAGCATAATCAGTCATAAGAGATTTTTTCTTTACCATGAAAGATATAAGCTGCACTAGATACTGATGAAAGAATTCAGAAAACGGAATAGCATCGTCCAATTCGTCAACGTGGTTTTTACGTACGCTATAAAATACGCCTTTTACTATTTCCCCGTCATAGGTTTCAAACGTTCCGTTAATGATGCGGATAGGGTAACCACTCTTTGGAACAAATCCCATAAAGTCGGACGGTACGGCTTTTAAGTTTGGTATATCCGTATTCTTAACCACTTCGCGGTCTTTAATGCTAACCAATATAGTAGTTAGCCAATCAATAGCGGCGTTAATGTACTGGATATATTCTAATTGTTCATCTAGTATTTCGTTACTTTCAACATTAACCAGAGTAATCAGTTCTTTTACAACCATAATCCCAATACCCTTCCGCTATAATGCAATCATTATCACCTAATCCGCTATTAATTGTTTGTAATGCGTTTACCATATTGGCAGTAATGCCGGTTATATCCATATTCATTACGCGATACACGATGTAATCAACTAACAACGTTTCAAGTTCTGCCGGTAGTCCGCTTTCATCATCTAGCGTTTTATATCCAGCCGTCTTTATATAATCAACGGTAATTTTCTGCTCATGATCCGCATCAAATACCACCGTTTGTAAATTCAACACGTGATACCCTTGCACTTCCGCATCATCTGCTTGTACCTTTAACACTCCGATACATTGAAACGGCAGTACAATTCGCCCCGTTCCGTTATCTTCATGTGTGGCAGTTGCAAGGCTAGGGCAATATTGGCTAATTAAAGCGTTCAATAGGTGATTGCCTTCGTTGTAATACTCCAATAGCTGGTATGGTGTATACGTTTCTTGCGATGTATCGCCTATTTGCATGAACGCCCTATTTACTATTTGTTTTACGTTCATATTCACCCCATATAAGAATAAAGGCGGGTATCCCCCCGCCTATACCTATAAATTAGCGTTCAACAACGCCGCCAGTCATTACTTGAATTACGCCGTAGTCTTTGCTATTGAATTTAGTTTTTTCAACTGCACCATAGAACGCAATACCATTACCAGCAATGTTGCCGTAATCGTCTGTTTGTTCGATATGTTTAGCTGGTCTAGCTACTGCGAAACATGCTGCTTGTTTACCCAACAACAAATTATGACATACGTTCGCACTAGATGCGCCTGTAGTATCAGATAATACGCGTTCGTATTCGTATAGAATTACGCCGTCATATTCGCCTAATGCACCTGTGAAAATAGGGTTTTTAGAACCGCGAACATTTGCGTTTTGTTGTGCTGCAAGCCATTTTTCATCGTCTTTTAAATCACGAGCCGCCCATGGGGATACAAGCATAATATACTTGTCCATGCCGTCAACCTTAATTGGTTGTACTTTAGGGCCGTGCATCATCGCTTTTCGTTTCGCACGGGAAATAATAGTTGTAGTCAATTTATCGTTTGCCGTAATGCTTGCTTGTGTATTAGCTGTGCTTGCATATAAAACTTCTGTAGCAGTAGGGCTTGCGGAAAGTTTAGAGATTAATTTATCGTCTAACCAATCAGATAACCATTGTTTCAATGCGCTTTTAATTTCTTTCAACATATCATATTGTGTTTTTTGGTCGTCCGCTTCAAAACGGGAAACCGCATTACGCACTAATTGAGTGTTTACTGTGAAATCATAAATGTTCAAGCTATCTTCTGCACCGGATAATTTAGCTCTATTACCTTCGACGCCGGAACCTGTTAAGTTCATCATCAATCCGAATACTACGCTATCACCTTTTACATTTTCTAAATCTTTGTTTTTATGTACAACATTGGAACCGTCCAATGCTGTAAATTTATCAAAATAGCTTTCTTTCAAGCCTTCGCGCCATACTTTTTTGGCCCATACTTTAGGAACTAAGGCCGCTGGAATATTAACTTGATTTCTTTGTTCTGCCATGTTTTACCTCTTATAATTCGTCAAAATATTTGCGTACATCGTCCGGCAATGCATCAAGGTTGCCCGTTTGGTACGCTTTCAAAATATCTTCTTCCGTTACTTTGTTAGGTGTAGGAACGCCACCATTTAACGCGCCAGCTTTTGGCAACGTTGCCGCAACTTGTAAAGGGTTGTTAGGTACTTCGGTACTTGTCGCCCGTTCATTTTGCAATTCTGTTACAAATTTTCTAATGGTTTCAAAATCGGCTTCCGTACCTTCGCCAATATCAACACGATAAAAAGCATCGTTAATCGGTTGTGCATCGCGCATCGTCATTCCGTTTAGCTTTTCTAAACCGCGTTGATACAATTCCCCAAAGTTCGGTAATGATTTAATTTCATTTACGAAATTAATATTAGTTTGTCTTTGTTGATGTATCGCCATTTGTTGGTTAGTAATTGTATATTCCGCATTGGCCTCAAAACGAATGAAATCGTTATATTTCTGTACATCTTCAAACATAAGACTTTCTAAATCTTCCGCCGTGATATTAAAGCGTTTCAACGCTTCCCGGCGTACAAAGTCGCGAATATTTGATACTTCTTCGTCTGGCAATGTAATTGGCCGTTGTTGTGCTTCGTATTGTCTAGCACGTTCTTCTGCTGCTTTACGTCTTGCGCGTTCCTGTGCAAGTGCTGCCTTTAAGTTCTGATCGTTCGCATGCGTTTCTTCCGTACCTTCGTTAGTGTTCGGCGCTTCCGGTTCTACTTCCGCATCATTCGCATCACTTTCTGCCGCATCATCTGTAGAGGGTTCATCTGGTGCAGTTTCCTGTGTATCCGTTTCTTCGGTTGTTTCTTCCAGTTCAACGCCCGCGTTTTCTAAATCTTCCGGTGTGAAACCAGCTTCTTCGATGTTTACTAAATCTTTTTCCATATCAAATACCCCTTATTGCCTTTTAACGTCATTGCCGGACGAATATAAGAATATGGCAGTTTAACGCCGTTGCCGGGCGATAATGTATAAGCAAGCCTTTTAACGCCATTACTTAGGGCGAAAGAAATATAAAAAACGCCCCATTACGGAGCGTTTATTATTGTGTTGATAGGTTTATATTACATAGTGCCTAAATCGTTCATAGGTGGCAAAATTGGCGGTGCATTTTGAATGTTCTGTTGCTTACCTTTCAAGGCTAACCTTTCCGCCATAATTTGTTGCGGTGAAATCTGTACGCCTAGCGTTTGCAAGTACATACTTAGCGCTTCCGCCGGCATATCATCTAGACTACCGCTAACACGCAATTCTGGCATAGCTGGCTTTTCTGCTGCTTGCTGAATACGCTTCTTGACGGCTTCTTTTTCTGGGAAGTCCATAAAGTCGAGGATAATATCCATAGGAATATCAACGCCGGATTTCTTAGCTTCCAATAATTGATATAGGTTAGCCTTACGAGCCGTTGCACTTGCTTGGCTAGTGCTGATTACTATATCAAAATCAAAACAACTCAAATCATACAATACTTGTTTGATTGGATTGCCTTCTTCATCTACTTTAGGTTGTCCAAACGGATCCGTGACGACTTGTTCTTGCATCGGCTGACCTAGTTCAGGTTGAATTTGTACAAATTCTTTTTTGCCGTCGTCGCCTAAAATCCGCATTGCCTTTTCTTGATTGTAGAATTGAGGAATTAAACCCGGAGCGTTCTTTTCACCCCATAACAATTTAACAATCTGTAATTCCGCTTCTTTTGATTGCGCGAATATATCCGCCGTTTGTACGGTTGTTACAGATTGCCGCAAGTCAATCGCCTTACCACTCATAGAACCAATGCTACCGGAAAGACTTTCCGGAGTGATACCGCTGATTGAATAAAAGTCATTGTCCGCTTGTTGCTCTAAAGTCAGACTAATAGCACTATCCATTGACGGCGTACCGTCTTGGAATGTAACGCCCGGTTTCAAGAATATATTTGCTCCCGGTGTTGTGCTTTTCTTTTCAATCGTTTTCTTATCGTGTTCATCTATTTGGCCTTGCCAAAATTTCACACCTAAAGACTGCTGATTAACAACGTGCATACGTTGACTTCGGTTTTTATTTTTTTCACGTTGCGCATCTTTAAGGTCGCGAACTACGCCAGCCGGTTCTAGTTCATCATCTACCAGTTCACCGGTATAGTAACAATATTCACGTACTAATGGGAATTTACCATGCTTGTACGGACTTTCGCCTTCTTCTAGTAGTACGTTATCGGCGAATGTCGCATATCTGATTTTAGTATCTGGTATGCTAGTAGGTTTCTTACCCATAGCCATTAACACAACGAATAGCGGGTTGCTTTCATCAATCAACCCCTCTTTAGTCATGAATACATTCCGTTTGCCGTATTCCTTATACCAATATTGGACTACACGAATTTTTTTATACTTTTCGTTATACCATAGCGACTCACCGTTAATAGTTTCAACCGTTCCGGCTTCTAGTTCTGTATCGTCATATTTATGACTCAACAAATCAATTTCATTAGCTTTATCCGGATATACCTGTTTTAGCTTTCTTGTGCTTTCCCAACTATACCGGCCAACGAATTGAGCATCGCTTAGGTTTTCTTCTGTGCTTTCTGGATCTACGAATACATCAAACGGAGAAACGCGGTCGATTTTAATGGCGCCGTCTAACTTAGTGTAGTCAAATTCATAACTAACCCAGTAATTGGCTAAGCCACAAATAATCTTATCACGGAAGCATTTGCCTTTATTTCGTTGATAGTGTGCGCGGTCTAAACAGTATTTTGTAATACCTTTCGCAACCCGGCTTATTCTATCATCTTCTTCGCTACGTGGTAAAAAGTCCGGTTCTGTTTCGTTCTGTGATGCATAACCACACAACAGATTAACAGTTGCCCGTATTCTATTAATTGTGATTACAGGGCGGCCAGCTTCACGCAGCTTTTTTAAATCAGCATCGTCCCATTGTTTACCTTGCATGAATGCATAATCTTCGGTAGCACTTTGCCGCCAGTTTGACGTAGCACTCAATGCGCTTTTTACGTTCGCCTTTGCTTCATATATATCAAATGTTTGTTCTGTATTCATTACTCCACCATTTCAGAACCATATATCATATCGTACATTTGCTCTAGTTGCCATTGTGGCATAGCTTGCGCAAATTCCGCTAGTTGCTTATCGGCGTATTTTGCCGGAATAATAACGCCCTTTTCTTCACGTTCGCCGTATTCCGACTTTAACACCTTATAGGCGTAATCACGTAACGCCTTTTCACTCATACGCCCCATGCAGTAACTTCCCCTTCTGTTTCATCATCATATCTATAACCGTCATTAAATGGTTTCTCCGGTTTCTTAGGTGTGATAGGTCTACTCATGCAAAAATATCTAAACTCATCATATGCATGATCTTCTTGCGTTGTATCCACATCTTCCGGCTTGCTTTCGTCATACACTAATTCTGGTAACGTTCTTAAAATATGTTTGCATGTAGAAAAGAATTTAATCTTCTTCTCCCTTAGATATGTATGAACCATCATCTTACCCGGAATGCGTTCAGAATTAGACTTTATGAAGTTAATTCCATGCCGTGCAAATATTTCAGCAATAGACTCACCTTGAACGCTCCACTTCATGCGGTCGTCTTTCTGCCATATCGCTCTATCAGCTATATCATAAGCATATGTTTCACCCTCGCTTAATCTAGCCATTTCGGCAGCCACTTCATCAGGTGTCAGCTTTAACCCTACATCTGGCTCACCTATGCAACCGTAATATTCACGGTAACAATGCGCAACACCTTCATAATCAATAGCGTACCAATGAATGCTAAAAGGTTTACTAAAACCCCAGTCCATAGAACGAACCCGTATCCAACCTTTAGGAATTTCAAAAGGTTCTTCTACATGTATATTTCTGTTAAATTCCGTAAATACTTGCCCTATGAACACGTCCCAATCGCCATACAAAAACGCTTTCTTTTCTTGTTCTGGTAATGCTTCTAAACGTTTGACATAACTCGGATCGTTCGCCATAAGAACATAGTTATCGTAAACTTGCGCTGGTATAAACACCTTTTCAAGTCCAGTAGTTTCATCAATAACAGGATTTTCTCCATAATTTGTGGCTTCTACATATTTACGCTTCACCCAACCGTGCCCGCGACCGCCGGGGTTACAACTCCCACGGAAACGAACAGGAAAACCTTTTGCACTACGCAAGCAAGCTGTTAATAATTCCGCCGTTCGTTCTGTATGTTTTGTTAGTTCATCAATACCCAGATAATCAAACTCTTGGCCTTGATAACTTTCAGCATCTTTATCGTTTTTCACATACCTAAACAATACCTGACTACCATTTTTTAAGGTGGCTATGTGCTTTTGGTCTGAATACTTGTATAATTCAGCTGGCACACTTCTGATCCATTCCCTAATCACATTGGCTTCTAAATTTGGGTATGTTTCACGAAATATATAACAATGACTACCAGGATACGTTAAGGCGTAAATAAACACGTCCATAATCAATGATTTTGTTTTACCGCCACCACGAGCGCCGCCATATACCGCATAAGGTGCTTTTGTGTTGTGAAATATATTTTGTTTTTCATTAGGTTTATAATCAATTGTTATTTCCATATTTGATAGATTTATACAAAAAATGAGATATATCGCCGTGGATATACCCCATTTAATGATAGATTTATGCAATTACCTATTATTCTTTATTCATATTACTAAATATAACCTTAATCGGTTCACCGTCCGCGCCGCTAATTTCTTGTTTGTCAGTAAACAACTTATAACGCTTGCCAAGCAATTCGGCAGCTTTTAGCCTATCATTCAACGCCGGATCTAAACCGAACTGGTCGGGAATATCACCACGCATCGTACTAGATAAAAACTGCATTACCTCGTTAGTATCGGCAATGCTGCTTTCTTGCATTTCTGCTAGCCGTTCATCAATATATTGTTTAACCTCAACTTTTTTCAACAGTCGATTGCCAGCCGAATACGCCGTTCGTTCACTATAACCAGCCTTTATTGCTGATTGCGTGGCGTTCATAGTCTTTAACCATTCTTCTGCAAACGTAAACTCCTTAGGCTTTAATTTAATATCACTCACTACGTTCACCACCTTTCAACACATTAACTAAATATATTAACAGCTCATGTGGCTTTAATGTATCGTATTCAGCAACTTTCTTAAATAGTTGCCCTTCTTTAAACGGGTTTCGTTTATACTTCTCTGGAAATGCTTCTGCATATTCCGATTCACTATACATGCGACTCACGATAAATACTTTAAATGGCTTATCCCACTTGCTCCATGATTGGCGAGTATCAATAACATACCTTAAACCTTTCTTGATTTGTAACGCCGTAATTACTTTTTTTATTTTAGGCATGTAGTTCATTGATATTCACCCCCTATCGTAGTATGTTGTTATCTTTTGCTTTCATGCGCCCATGTGATCGCGCACATATGCCGGCTACTTGCTTGGCTGCGTGTTGGCTAGTGCAATATGTTTGACATAAACCGTCATAATATATTTCGCTGGCCGTGCATTGGCCCTTCTTATTGTTAAGGCATTTTGACTTTGTACATATGATATTCACTAGCTTTTCACCACCTTTACAAACTTTTTTTGAAAAAATTTTAATTTCCCTATTGACTACTTGCGAAAACGCAAGTATAATGAAGCCATAAGATACATCAGAAAACGCAACTAAGCGAAAAGGAGAAATCAAAATGCTAATACTTAAAGACTTAAACACAACTCAAACATGGAACTTCGAAAACAAAACAGATGCTTCCGATTTCATTAGTACAATGAGTTTCAGTTTTGAATGGCAACTAATCGACAATAACACAAACAAAGTTATTGCTTGCCACTACTACGAATAACAAATAAAGGCGGTAGATAACCACTACCGCCAACTATTTAAACCAAAGGAGAATACAACAATGCAAATGACTATTCAAGAAATTAAAAACGCGATCAGATACAACGAACTAAACAACATCGAAACATTACAAGCCGCTTATACTGGCGTTAAATGCAATAATGACGGCATAATTCAAACACTAGGTTATGACGATTTAAGCAACATTGTTATGATGCTTCGTTACCTAGCTGAAAAATGCGAATTACTACGCCGCCGTACTAACTCAATATATGATGCGTTCGCTGCATTTAACCTACGCGAAACAATATTCGATACTATAGACGAATATCAAAAAGAAATGAATAACCAAATACGCCAAATGTTAGCCGCTAGATAATAGCGGCTTTTTTAATTACTCAAAACCAAACACAGGGCAAACGTTCCATAACTAGTATCAAACAAATGCAGCGCGTTCAGTTTTCAATAATCAAATGTTACTTTTATACAAGAAATGTGGTATATCGTCGCGGATACACCCCATTTTATTTTTGTTTTATTCTATTTTATTGCATATTCTAAACAAATACCGATAGTTCTCATGCGCTCTTATGAAACTTTTGAAACGATACAAGTATTCAACCACAAAAAAACAAATGAAATTTAACAACAGCAAAATTATTTATAGTATGAAGGTTTTCACTATATCGGTATTTGTTTACAGTATGCAATTGCGGGGCGTTGTGTACCCCGCAACTACTAACCTATTTGCCTAAGGATAAAATGCAAATGCCCAACTAGCACTTTACGCCTTATATTATACTATATATGGCGTTTCCACCTATTTCCGATATAGTCCGATATAGTCCGACTTATACCGTTTTAGCCATATACACGCACGCATAATATGTATGATGCAAATAGTAACCTACCTGTACAAGGCCAGCCGTTTTTAATTCTGCCGCTTGCGACTTTTCTAAATCTGTAAAATACCGTGCATGCTTGGCGCTTTTTCCGTCGATGTATTCGCGCAATAACAAAATATTCGCTTTCCCTGTGGTGCATGTGTTGATAATATCCGCCGCCGTTTCCCGCTCATCAATTAATGCGCCTATTTCTTTGTGTACTGCATCGCGTTTGCTTTCAAGGCGTATAATCTGTTGTTCCAGTCCGCCCGGTGTTCCGCCGCCTGTTAGGCGTTCCTTTGAATAATCAACGGCGCCTATAGTTGTAATATCTGATTGTAAATGCTTTAGATCTTCTTTCAATGAATTAATTTTCATTGTGATTAATTTAATCGGTTCTAGGTACTCTTTAGCCAACTCTCTATATTCTTTATCCGTCATATGTTCTCCTTTATTTCATATTCTTAACCGCTTCCCCTAACATGTTTAGATAGTCCTGTAAATTGGTTTTAATGGCATCATTTACTATTTGGATATTATCAGTTGTTACATAACTAGCGATTAGCATTTTATACATAGTATCTTTTGTAGGAATTAATGCCGTGATTAAAGCACTGACCGCAAATGCAATAAACAACGCAATCATTTTGCCTTTATATGGTTCAAGTTGTTCCCGTGCATAATCATCAATGATATACATAACACCAGTAACAAGCGTTATGAACGCCAACGTTATAAAAACAATGTTATTTACCACGTCCAAATTATGTAAAACCTCAATTAAATACAGATACATCGGGTTAATAATAGGCATACACATTTCCCCTTTCGCCTACAATGTTACTTTTTCAATTTCCGCTCTAATTTCAAGAATATTTAGATATTCTCCCATTACTGCCTTTTGTCTACGTAATAGTTCGATAGGGCAAGTTGGTTCAAAGTTTAAAGTCCCGGCATCATGTTTAACCAACATTTTATGAAGCTTATTGTATCGTTCTTTCAATTCACTATATTCGCTTTTAAATCGCGTTTGCCATTCCGGCTCACCAACTTCGCACAAAACATTTTGATCGTCATATGTCATTTCAAATATTTCAGGCTTACACGGATAAATCTCGCCTTTAACACCTTTGATGATGTAATCACCTAACGACGCTCTATATTGCCCCTCTAATGTGTTAATGAGAAGTTTGTTTTCAATAAAGCATATAAAGTCTTTTCCACAAAATTTCACACACTCTTCCCAATTTTTTCGCGTATACTGTATTGCTTCAATCACAACTGGTTTCTTTCTATATTTTTTAATCATATTTATCACCTTTTATGATAGGGCGGATATTTCACCGCCCACCTTTCTTTGTTTAAAATAACTATTTACCAGTACTACCAATGCCACCAGTACCGCGCGCCGTTTCAGATAATTCATCAACTTCTAACAAATTCCTTGCACCAACCGGTACAAGGATACCTTGCAACAATCTATCACCCTTTTGAATTAGAAACGCATCATCGCTGGTATTTTTAAATATCCCTTTAATTTCCCCGCGGTAATCTGCATCAATGACACCAAATGAATTTGGAATGACTAGCGGAGTTTTACTCATGCTAGATCGTGGCGCCAACATTAGCATAAAACCTTTTGGAATTTCCATTGCTAGACCTAACGTTACATATTGCGTTTGATGCGGTTCTATTACTACACCTTCTGGTTGATAAAAGTCCATGCCGGCTGCATCTTCGCTGCCAACTTTCGGAATTAATACACCTGGTAAACACCGTTTAACTTTAATGATATCCGCATTATATCGCTTATTACCAAATAAGAACCGTTTGATTTTATTGATTATATCCATTTTAATTCCCCTTATTTCAATAACGCTTCTAGTACGGCGTTTCGCCTATCCATAATACGAACTTCCGCCCGCGGGTTTTCTTTATCTATACCCGCTATGCAGCTTTCACCATAAGAACATATCCATTTATCATCATCAATCACGCCGGCTTTGGTTAATATATCGCTAGTCGCCTGTAGCAACCCGATTAAGTCCGGCCAGCTTCTTTTATTTGGCAAGTAATATTTACACTCAACAACCACAACGCCAGATATATGCAATTTCTTGCCAGCTAACTGCCATAAACAAGCATCTTCATAACTTCTATACGCTTCTGATTGAATGTAACCCAACTTATTACCGCGTTTCACAATTTGCCCGTGGTTCTTCTTCGTTATTGGGCGACCTTTGAATACTATATCAATCACACCCATTTAATGCCCTTTCTGCCAACAATACATCATCTGCCGGATACCACCAATAACATTCATCATATATAGACCATGACGTTCTACCACCCGCAAAACAATATACTTTTCCGTCTTTATACTTTGCAAAATATAGATTATGTTCAACTACCCCAATTTTTGCAATAACTGGCGTATCAACTGGAACCTTTTCCCATTCAACAATACCCAGCAACGCACCAATAGAATATTTATCAGTTTTAGGACTTAACCCCAGTACCTTGCACGGAATACGCGGGGTATTATCGCGCACCTTGAAATTACCGCCGTTTTCAATAAATGTTGGGTTTACGAAATAGGCGTATACACCGATTATTTTAATATCGCGGTACCCCTCATCGTACATTTCTTGCAATAACCATTTTTGCTCATTCGTCATAATTCAATTCCCCTTTTATTAATAAATGCTTAATCTGTTCCCTAACATGATACAAATAGATTTCCATTGTTCCGTTAAAGTTCTGCATATTCGCTTTTGAAATTACTTGACGTAATCGCCCCAGCTTTCTTCCGTTCTTAACATTGTATTCAATCGTAATACAATAGGAATTCGCCGTTACCTTTGGTTTTAATATCCTATTCCCGATAACAACGGTTAATGCGCTTGCAAGTTGTCCCTGTGTATACGTTTGTTTATTCGTTTTTACAAGTTTCATCGTTTCCTACTTTCAAGGTTTAAACCAGCAGCCAACAGGCGATTTCTAACAAACGTACCAGATACACCATATACACTTGCAATTTGCCTTATGCTTAACCCGTCATTACGCAATTTAATTAATGCACTTGTTTCAATATCTGGGTATGCCGGTTTTCGTTTTATTTCTTTCCTTAACCCCAGCATGGATAATGCTGCATCTGCTGTTTTTCTGCTATATATGCAAGTACCCAACGCAAGCCAGTTTTCTATATAATTCATCAAGGTATATCACCTCTTAACACGGAATTTAAACTAGTTTGATCACTCATGCTTATTACATCGCTTTCAGTTAGCCACTTTAAGCAATGCCGACCATGTTTGAATTTATCCGGCTTACTTCTTCTAGGCCCCGGACTTGCATAAGTTACCGCTTCAACCCATTCGCAATGTGCTTCGTATATGTACCATGGATACATAAGGCAGTATGCTTTTATGTATTGTTGTTTACGTTTCATTTGTACTAACTCCATTGTTCCACCTTTTTAACACCTTCCTATACGCCGATTAATGCGGTTATTATTGTCTTTCACATACCCATACACATCGCCCCGAATATCACGGGTTTCTTTTTCTGCTTTACGGCTCAAACTATATTTTGTGTAGGCTGCGCATGTACTATGGCAGCCTATCGCCCTACACTTACACCCTTTGCATGGTGGTTTCATTTCCTGTTTTCACCTTTAAAAAATACCAACCAAATTGTTTTTCCGCGCCGTTGGCCTAAAATCGGTTCACTTGGCAATAACGAACGTACTTTTGGCAAGGTTATTTGTTCTTCATTCCATTTAAAAATTAACGTTCCGTTTTGTTTAAGTACCCGCCAACATTCCGCAAGGCCCTGTTTTATATCCGCTTTCCAGTCCGGCCCTAATTTTCCGTACTTCATTTTTAGAAATGACGTATCGCCAGCGCTTACTAGATGCGGCGGATCAAACACAACTAAATAAAACGTTTCGTTTTCAAAAGGCATTTTTCTAAAATCTGCAACTATATCCGGTTTTACGATTAACTTCCTACCGTCGCATAGTGTTGTATTTTCCGTTCGGTTATCCATGTAAACCGTTTCTTTATGTTCTCTATCAAACCAGAACATTTTAGAACCACAACAAGCATCTAGCACCTTCATAGTGCGCCTTTTTTAATTATTTCCATTAACGCACCGGTGATCAACGCTAAAACAAACGTTGATACAAATAAGCCCAATACCGTATTACCTGCAATACCAAATAAACCTAATAACCATAGCACCATTGAAACAATGAACGCTAAACCTAAAGCCTTTACTAACATCGCAAGTACTACATACACCAACAATGCAACATTTTTCATGCTTTTATCTCCTTATTTTCAAAAGGATTAATGGTTTCACGGATTACAAATTCTCTATTATCATATCCATGTCGTATTTCCCATTCACGAAATACCTTTGTTAATTCATTTTCCAACTCCTGTATATGTTCTTTCTTTACATCCAGTAAATAATCTTCCGAATATTCCTCTATTTCATCGTCAAGATCACCATTTACAATCTCTTCAATAACTCGTTCAGCATTAACAGTAGGAACATAATAATATGGATTTCCAACCCTAATTTTTGGTACTTCGTAGGCTGGATAAGTATCTGCAAAATCTTTTACAGCATCTTCAATGCTTTTTTCCGGCCAACCTACATATTCACCTAAACACCAGCACCACTCATTCTCGTTTTTTACTAACATTTTTATACCCTAGAACGGAATATTTTCATCGTTCCCCTTATCATCTGCAAAACTATCAAAATTACTTTCTGTTGCCGCATCATTTAAAGCGGATACCCCAACGAAACCGGCGATAACTTCCGTAACATATTTTTTTTGGCCGTCCTGTGTTTCGTAACTTCTTGTTTGAATTCGACCCTCTACAAATAGGCGGTTTCCTTTTCTGTAGGTTCCTACTGCTTCGCCTAGCTTGCCCCAGGCAACGCAATTAATGAACGCCGTTTGTTCTTTCGTTTCATTGGTTGTAGAGTCAATATAAGTATTGCTGGCTGCAACTGTGAAAGTGGCAACCGCTCGGCCAGATTGCGTATAACGCACTTCCGGATCACGTGCAAGATTTCCCAATAATTGAACACTATTCATAATATAATTCCCTTTCTATTTTCTAATTCTACGGGGTAAACTCGCTCATTTTACTCCTTCTACTATTTCGTCATTATGGATTATCATTGACGGCTTAAAACTTCCATACAACGCATTTAAACGATTTTTTCCATTTTAAATAATTCATCTAGCGTTAAATTCGTTTGTAATTCATTATTTATGACTTCTTGAATTGCCAACATTTCTGTTAATCTGAAATCAACTTCGTAGTGTTCCTTTCTTTTGTACGTTTCTTTTCCTATGCCAATATAAGCAGCCATATCCGATTGAGTGTATCCCAATAATTCCCTATACTCGATTAATTTCGGAAATACATTGTATTTCTTATTCATTTCAGCACCCCCAGAATTAACGCTTTCCCCTCTTCCGAAATATTCGCTTTTTCAACAGCACTTTTAAGGTCTATAGGCTCGTACTTTTTAGCCTCAATCAAATGGCCGTTATCCAGCATCTTAACTTCTGTTTGTTTCGGCATATTAAGTTCTGCGCGCTTCCGTGCTTCCATTAAAAGGCCGTTATTCTTGATGCTTTCCGCAATTTCCATGTTCTTTTGTTCACGTGCTGCCAGTTGTTCATATGCTTTACAAAACTGGCTCATTGCTGCGCTTTCGTTATAACTTTGGCAATTTCTTGGGTCAAAGAAATGCCATACACTTTTAGCCGCTAACCTTGTAATGCCTTCCAATTCATCAAGGCCTTTTTCATAACCTACGCTACTGGCTTTCTTTCTGACTACTCCCCATGCATCTTGCGCTATCAATCGTTCTTCTTTTCCGTTTACATATCCGGAAATTTCCGCCGCCTTCTTGCGAATAGTTGCAACAGTTGGAACGAATTCACATGTATTAATGCATTGCTTGATTGCTTCCGCCAGTGTTACCGGGTTAATATCTGCCAGCATATAGGCATACATTTTAACTTTCGCACTATCGAATTTGTCATATATCAATAGTTGGCCCGTAGCTTTCAATGTTTCCGGTTTCATCTGTTCCCCTTTCTGCCGCATCAATTAGCGCGTTTAATTCTGCAATATTTCTTTCTGTATCAGTCATTGCAGCCGTTTCATTACTGTTTAAGTACGTGTCAAAATGGCTTGGCGCAAATAGAGTTTTCGGCGTTAAGTACTTTTCTAATTTTGTACCTTGCCATTCACGGCATTTTTTATCAATCACTGTTTTAAAATCGTTTACCGTGTATCCCTCTTTCAATCGTGATCTAATCGCCTGTACATATGGTTTAGTTGTAGGCTTGAATTTTGAACCGGTTTTTAAATTAAGATATTCGATAATTTCAAAATGAGATTTATCCACATCGTCATGTGTAACATGACATAGTGTTTCTATTCTATTCTCTTCTTCTCTTATCTTATCTATTCTTATCTGTGTATCCAGATTGTATCCATTTTGTATACATTTTGTATCCATGCAGGTATTATCTGGGTTTATCGGTGGTTCAACTACTTCGTAAACCTTGTTTTTTAACTCTACGCATTTTGCTTCCTGTAATTCCGATTTTGAGTATCTATCACTTTGCACATAGTTGTGTATCCGCCAATGCCTAATAACGATTACACCAGTTTCAAAACCAATTACAAAACCTTTAGCAATAAGCAATTTTAAATCATCATCTTTACACCCAGTAATGCGCATAATGCTTTTCGGTGATTGAATAAAGCCGTCATCGTCCGCCCGTAGCAGTAAATGGAAATAAAGGCATTGTGTACTTTGTGGCATGTCTAAGAAATTATCAGTATCAATAATTTTCTTTGACATCATTCGTCGTTCGGCCATTCAACCCCCTCATTTCGTTCAATCAATATTTCCCGTATCTCTTTTGCATGTTCGCCGTGTGCCTTATTGTGGCAATCACGGCATAAGCACGCTAAATTTTTTAAATTCGATAACCCCATTTGTGATCTAAATACAATGTGGTGTACTTCTGATGCAGGCGCACCGCACAATACACATTGCCCGTTATCTCGCTCATACGCCCATTTTCTGGTACGGGCGTATAGAACGTTATCAAGTTTCTTCCTTCTGTTCATTTCCCCAATCCTGTATTAACGAATTAATGTAATCGTTGTTTTCAATCGGTATATTTAGCTGGTTGCACTCATCGATAAGTGCATCAATCAAGCGCCGCATTTCGTCTACCGTGTAAACGCTGCTGCCGTGATATGCGCGGATAATTGTATATCCTTCCGTTTTAGCTGGGCCGGCATCTTCTGCATGCCACCCCAACCCGTGGCCTTGCCAAATTTCAATAAAACGGTCTGTAGCATCGTTTTTAATTGGTAGATAGGTAAATGTACCAGCTTCTTGAATAACGCGCTTGTACACGTCATTTTTTGAAATGTAGGCGTTTTTTGAAAGTTCATGTGCTATCTTTTCACACAATACCCATGCATACGCGTTGGCATTTAATGAACGGCGTTTTACTTTCTTTTTGATTTCAACGATATACTCAATGTTAGGGTCTAACTTGCTTAACATTTCATCTATAGGGGCCGGAATTAATACGTTCCAGCCTATAGACTTTATTAAGTTAATTCCCTTTGTAACCCATTTCATTAAATGCGATCTCCAGCATCTTCATGCATCAATGCTTGTTCGTCATTGTCATATAGGGTAAATCCTTTGTTTTCTTCTTCCCCGTATTTTTTCAACCATTCAAGGGCCGCCACCATTTCAAAGGCATCTAACATCGCAAGGCGCGGTTTTTTAAATTCTGCCGCAATGTATTTGGTGATTTCTGCTGGTGGTACGTTTTTTTCTTTTTGTATTTTTAGAAATTCATCGTATCCGGCAACGTGCTTTTCTTTTGTTGGTTGCGGTTTCGGTTTCGGTTGCTGCTGCTTAGTGCCTTGTGAATTATCCATAAAGTCGGCATCTTTTGTATCATCAATACAGAATAGGCCGTTTAACGCGTACTTTCTGGCATAAGATGATGCGGAACCGGTAATTTGACTTTCGTCCATGCCTTTTTTGTCTTTACTTTCACGCGCAAATGCAGTAGTTGCTATTTCGTCTTTTCCGTCTGTTACTTTTGCCGTTGCCTTGATGTAAAATCTATCACCAATCATTACAATTTCATCGCTTAACAACGGTACAATTTCATGTTTAGCACATAGCGGTTTAACCGCCTCTAGGATATCTTCGCAATTCCGGTAATTGTAACCACCGAATTTATTAAACTGGCTTTTAGGTGCCTTCAATTCTGCTTGTATTTCGATTAATTTTTGTTGTAATGTTTTTGCTGCCATGCGATCACCTACTTAATATAGAAATTTTGGTTTACTTTAATTTCTGCACCTTCCACCACTTCGCCGGATTTAATGGCCTTTTTAATGGCTGTTTTGTCGGCTTTGATTTCAACTTTTGTAAAGTCCGCCGGAATTACATCTAAATTTGTAATTTCAACACTTTCGCTTTTACGGTACCCGCATTTAAAAGTGCCTACGGTTAATGCATCAATTCCCTTTTGTTTCATTGCGTATTCAACGTTATTTTTCAAACGTTCAACCGCATTTTCCTTCGCCTTTTTGATTTTTGTTAGGCGGTCAATTTCAGTTTTTATGCCTTGAATATCGCTTTCTACATTCACCATGTACATCGCGGTATTTTCTAGTTTTTCTTCGATTGATACGTTAATCATTTCTAACGTATCTTGAATTGCTTGAATTTCTTCTTCCGTTTCTGCTGCTTCAAGCATTGCGGATAGTTCTGCGTAATCTTTGTTTAATTCGTAAATACTAGCCATTTTGCAACCCCCGTAATACGTTTAATACATCATCGTATGTTTCTACTTCGTCAACTGCCATACTAGATGGGTACCCTTTTATAGAGCATACGAACGATTTTTTAGCAATTGTATCTCTAACATAAATGTAATGATAAAAAATACCATACGAATTAGCCGTTATTTCTAAAGCCATATAAATATTAGGGCTTTTATTGCTTTTCTCTTCCTCAATTTTTTCGAACCGTTCTAGCAGGTCTACAACTCTTCTTTTATCCATATTTTCTCCTTGCCACCTCAACTACATCGTTGTATGATGTGGTTAAGATGCTTTCTCATGGTTTGCATCGTTGCCCAATGGTAGTTGCCGCTACTGTTGGGCATTTCTTTTAATTTCATCAATGTATATTCCGCCGCATAATAACAATATCCCAATAGTGATTTGCAAGCATGCTTCGTACATTGTGATGCGGTCTAGTTCTAAACTTCCAGGCGTACCAGCTAGGAATACCGCACCGATAATTTTAATAATAGTGAGTAATCGCATTACATTTCTCCTGTAATCATCAGCATTTGGCTGGTGATTTTTTTTATACCTTGTTTGAGTTTCGTGTTTTCCGTTTCAAGTTCTTCACATCGTTTCAATAATTTGCGGTAGTTATACGCATTGCATTCGTTTTCTATACCCGCCACATTTTGAATTTCTTGTACTGAAAACAATAACCCTGGTAATTTTTCAATAGCGTGTATTACACCATTATTTCTTAAGTTGTACACCGATGATTTAGAAATGCCTAACACATCGGCCACCTCATCGACGGTGTACGTTAGTTTCATTTAGTATCTCCTTTCATTAATTCAGATAACCCACACTTGAAATAGTGTGCTACCTTTACCAAGCTGCTAACGCTAGGCGATTGCTCGCCACTTCGCCACCTAGAAATAACACTTTCCGATATTCCCGTTTCTTTAGATAGCTTATAGGCGCTAACCCCTTTGTTATCCATTAATCGGAAAATATTCTTTGTAACAGTTTTAATCATTTACACCACCTTTTCTATTTGATATACTTGCGTTATAGCAAGTAATAATTATTTCACCTTTCATACCTGCTATAACACGATTGTTTATAAGATTGCTTGCGTTTACGCGACTACCTTATGGCTTAATTATAGTTGCGTTTTCGCAAGTAGTCTAGTAAACTTTTCGTAAATTATCATAAATAATCGTTTATAATTTGCGGAGGTTAAACATGTTTTACCAAAGGTTCAGTGATGCCATGCAAAAAACAGGCGTTTCTATGTATCAAGTTTCAAAGGATACAGGCATAGCACAAAGTACTATTTCACGTTGGAAAACTCAAAACTCAACACCTAGTTTAAAGACTGTTAAAATTTTGGCTGAGTATTTCAACGTGCCAACCTCTTATTTTACGGAAGGCGTAGAGGGAACGCCTGAGATTAAACCAACCGAAAGAAAAGTTGATTTAAAACAATTAAGTGATAGCACTTTAATTTGTTATTACGGTGATCGTAAACTGACTACTTCGCAAAAAGCGAAATTATCAAAGGTGTTGAAAGCTGTATTAGAAGATTAATAATATTCAAGGGGAATTGTTAGCATGTTCAATATGTGTTCTTTTGTCTTAGATTTAATTAAGTCGCACGGCTCAAATGAACCGCGCAGCATTGCAAGCAAGTTAAACATTAAAGTATTTTATAAACGTATGCCCGTAGGTGTTAGCGGTGTACTGATTAAACCGGAGATTAAAAAGGCTATTATTATAAATAGCCGGTTAAGTAGGCGCCAGCAGCGCGAAGCACTTGCTCATGAATTAGGGCATGCATTGCTTCACGGTGAATACGATTTATACGGGAGCTTAGATAGCACCACACGTGCAAAACTAGAAATAGATGCAAATACTTTTGCGCATTTATTGTTAAATAAAGGGGTTCAACATGAAAAAGAAAGATGCAATTAATGTAGCTTTTTATCAAAGTGTTTTTTATTTAATTATTGGCTTGGCTTTGGGCCTTGTGCCGTGGCAAGAACATAGATATATATTAGCGATTATAGTGTTAGCTTTATTCATTGCCGCGCATTACATAGCCAAATATTCAATAGAGGAATTAGACGATGCAATGCAATATTACGATAAGAAAGAAAGATAAAGGGTTTCAATGTATCGTTTCATATAAGGACGGCAACCGCTGGCGCCAGAAATCTAAACAGGGTTTTGAAACGCAAAAGGCTGCTAAAATTCACGCACAAACGATCATTGATGAATTAAAAAAGACTATCACCTTTTCAATAGATGATAGTCTAAAAGATTTAACCTTAATGCAATTTTTCAATATATATTTAAACGAACAGTTGAATTTAACGGCCAATACTTTAATCGCGTACAGAAACGCATTAAATGTAGTTGATGCGTTAAAAAATAAGAAAATAACAGAAATAACAACGCTAGATATTACGCGCGAATTTAATAATACAAGCTACTCAATCAGTTCAATTAATCTATGCACCGCCGTTTTAAAATTGTTATTCAATTACGCCATATCACCATACGCCATTATCCACACAAACCCTTGTATGCGGCTTAAAACACTAAAGAAAAAGGATAATAAAAAACTATCAGTCTTTACTGAAAGCGAATTATCATTATTAGAAAACATGCAAGATAAACATTATATGTATTATGTGCTATTTTCTGTTGCACGTTATACCGGGGCGCGTTATGGCGAAATCATAGGCATAAACTGGTCTGATATTGATTTAGTAAATCAAACAATGACAATTAATAAGCAATGGACGGCGCTAATTAACGGAAAATACGGATACGCCAACACAAAATCAACAAACGGCGTTCGCACTATTCCAATACCGCCAGTTTTAACAGATATATTATCTAATTTTAAAAAAGTATCTAGCAAAGAACGGTTATTTGATTTTAAAAATAATAAATCTACACTAGCCAATCAAGTATTAAAACAATACGTTCAAAATAAAACTATGCATTCATTTCGGCATACTTACGCATGTACGCTTTTGGCAAATAATGTAGATATAAAAACCGTTGCTAGTCTATTGGGCGATACCGTGGATACAGTAATAAACAATTACATTCATTATACAGATGAAATGCGAAAAAATGCCGCTGATAAAGTGGCAAATATTTTTGGATAATAGTTTTTGCCGTTTTTATGCCGTTTTAG